TACGCTGAGAGGTTCTGCAAACCTTCTGGCAGTTGTAATTCTTTGCTTGGACCCTTAATGACCTCTGACCACTCAAAGGGAACAACCGTAAGCCCTTGAGACTTTAGCCCTTGATTCTTCATTGACCAGCAACTCATGGAGCGAGCAGTGATATTGCCCCACGTGTCATCCATGGTGAAGTAGATAACGCGCTTACCGCTTTGTGCCACTTCCGTTGCGATATGTACTGCTAAGGAAGACTTACCAGCAGAAGCAACACCACCAAGAATTGTGAGTCCTGGCATGAGACCGCCTGAAAGTGCATCATCAGCTATTGTGTGCGTCTTGAGTGGCTCTTTAGCTGCAAGATAGCACTCAACACCCCAGCCATACTTTGGGCGGTTTAGGTTGCGCAAATATTCAAACGTCATTTGCGCTCACCTGCTACAGGCTTATGTGACTCTCTATACAAGTGCCACTCCCAGTCAATACTTCTTGCCTTTGACTGCTCGATATTGTCGAGTGCTTCTTGGATGCCTTGTCTGAAGATTTCCTCTTGTGCGTCAAATTCAGCCTGTGGGACTTCTATTGCGTCCTCTCGTGGTTGCACATCTTCAGTGCGCAAGTAATGAGCTTCTGTTGTCATCTGACCCGCTTCCGTCGTAGCGTCAGTGGAGACGTAGGAAGCGGGGGAGGAAAGGGCGCTTTTAGAGCTTTCCTCCCTACTCTGATATATCTGCGTCTGATGGTGGTTCTTAGACCTATGTTTTTGACCCATGTGGTTGGGTCTAGAAGTAGGGGTTTTGACCCTAGGGGTGGTTCTTTGAAGACCCACCCCCTCAAAAATCCACCAAAATGTACGCTTAGGAGTTAAGCCCTTTTCTGTCTCTTCAAATTCAACAAAGATTTCATTGTCACAACAGAACTCAATGAACTTCTTTGCTACTTCATCTGATACACCGCAAGCTTTAGCAATCGCTCCACGTCCAAGTCTAAAGAATGGAATCTTTGCTCCATTAAGCTTTGAATAGCAGAAGAGCAACATCTTTCTTCTTTTAGATGCTGCTCTTCCTTGGAACATATCCATGCAGTCTGCAAGATGGCACGCAGCTGTTGTGTCCAGCTTCGCCCATCCGAGTCCGTCTGTGTAATCAGCCACGTGCCACCTCCTCTCTTATCTCATGGCTTCTAGAACGGCAAATCCTCGTCTGCAAACTCAATGGCAGGCGCAGGAGCGTCAATGACTGCATTAGCTGCATTAGCACGTGCTTCTGCGACTCCGTCTCCCTCGAATGGCTCTGCGTATTTCTGGTCAAAATTGCCCTCTGCTGCATCTTTGCCAGGGATGAATGCGTTGACATCAACAGCTGTCTTGACCTTGCCCTCACTGTTGACGTAGGAGCGGTGACGGATGACAACTCCCAAGAGCTTACCAACGAGCGTCTGCTCTGCGCCGTCCTTGTCCTCGTAGACAAATGCCTTAGCACCCTTGCCCTGAGCAGTGTTCTCAACTGCTTCTGTGAGTGCCTTGTAACGCTGCTTACCGAAGTCAGAATTGCCTGTGAAGTAGATGCGGAAAGAGTGTCTCCAGTCGTTTGCAGTGTCTGCAAGATCCTGTGCGAAAAGAAATGACTTGGCTTCTCCATTCCAGATGTCGTAGACGAACTCAAGGTATGGCTTACCCTCGTCTGTGTGGTCCTTAACACGTACAATTTTTGCAACGTATCCGCCTGGCTCAAGCATGGAAGAACCGCCGTTAGATGCAACTACCTTGTCAAAATTACCGAATGCCTTCATGATTTTTCTCCTTAAAAATAGTGGATTAAAAAATAGGGATTTAAGCGAGTGGCTTCATATCCCAATACGCACGAATGGTGCTATCAACCTCTTTGAGGTCATTGTCGATTACGAGCTCATCAAACATTCCCATTGGGGATTTGGCGGGCGTTGAGCCGTCTGTCTGTGTGATGAAGTGGTAGCCTGTGTCATTACGCTCTGTGATGAGAACAATTGGGAACATTCCCTCAATGCAGAGTTGGTTGTCGAGCATTTTGCCAATCGTCTTTGGCTTTAATCTTCCTGCATCGTCATAGTCAGGATGCATAAAGAAGTAAACGATTGTGTCATCGTTTGTGTTGTTAGAAGCTTCCAATAGCTGTTCAAAATCAACTGCCATTGAGGTGAACTTGTCATAGCCTTTCTCATTAGCCTTAGCAAAGCTTTGAAACGCCATGAGGTAGTTCGCATCATCAACCACATACGCTTTAAGCTTGTTAGCCTTCAAAGACTGCTTCATCTGAGCATACGTTGGATGGTCAATCTTGCTCATCTTTCCACGGAAGGGAAGTGGCTTGCCCGCTACATTGAAAATGCCAATCTCTCTAGGCTTGAAGTTCCTTAAGCTGGTTGACTTACCTGTGCCAGAATGTCCGAGCACAAGAACTGATACTCCCATGATCTACTCCTTTCTAAAACTTGTATTCTTTCTCTGGGTATCCTGCTTCGTGGTATTTGCCATGAAGTCCATTGGCTCTGACGCACTCCATGAAGTCCTTCATGTTTGACTCATAGACGCAGACATATTCGTGATAGAACTCAATGTATTCTGTGCCAGGAGCTGTTGTGTGCTTCATGGTTGGCTTGCGCTGGTAAAAGTCCCATGCAGCCGTATAGACTGCATGGAATTGAGCTGGAGTGTACGTGTAGAGTCCAAAGCAGACCGAGTCAAAGTCAATGCGCCAAATACGTATAAGCCACACATCTTCTGCGTTTGGCTCAACGTACTCAGTTGGCTCTATTGGCTTCATCTGACTCAACTTCTTCATCTAACGTAAAGCCAATGTTTGCTTCTTCCTTGGTTTGGTAATACTTGGAAGCATGATTGCAGTAAGGGCATCTAATGCGCCAACCGTGCTCATCGTGTTCAAGGTCAAAGGCAGTACTGCCCCAGCCTTCATTGAGACAACGTGGGCAAACCATTAGTACCGCTCCATATACATGCCTTTGAAACGTCGCCACTCAAGAATCAAGCCAATCGCATTCGCTTTTCTTGAGCCGTCATATCCCAGGCAAATACCTTCATCCTCAGCAAGTGCTTTAAGCTCTTTCATCGTCATCTTCTCAAGACGCTCTCTGTCTTCTGCTTCAGCTTCTTTAGGGTCCATTAGTGCTCCTTCTTTACAAACCTGCTTGTGAGGATGAATGTGAGCGCAACCGTTCCAACTCCAGCTGCAACTGCAATGACTGCGTCATCTCCCGTTGCTGGCAAAGCTGCTTTCTTAACCTTCTTAACCTTCTTCACTGGCTTTGCTGGCTCTGGCTGTGGTTCTGGCTCGCTGTCCTGTGGCGTTGGCACTGGCTCTGGCGTTGGTGTTGGCTCTGGAGTAGGTGGAGTCTCCGGCTCTGTTGGCTGTGGGCGGTTGTCACCGTTACCATTACCGCCAGAATCAGCTGCCACATAGGTCCAGACGCTAGAAGCTTGCTTCTCAGCTGAGTAGAGGGTGATGGAGTTCTTAATGCGTGGGTTCTTGGTTGTGCGATAGATAAGGAAGTACTGCTCACCATTTGCCATGGCATTGTGAAGGTTTAGTGTGAAGGTAGAGCCATTAATGGTTGGCTCGTCAATCTGGACTGGCTGCCAGCCATAGGAGTCATCAATTGCGCCGTACTCGTCCATGTGGACGCGGTAGAGCTTGAAAGAACCGGGTACGTAAGAGCCAGCTTCAATACTGTCTTCCAGGATGACATTGGTAAGGTTCATCTGGTTAACGTTCAAACGGACTTTCCACTCAATGGTGTCTGCGTCTGTGTCAGCTACGCCCCACTTAGCAATAACCTCGCCTGTAAGGACGTTTGGACGCTCAGTGTGAACTGTGAACGATACAACTTGACCAGTAGAGGTCTGAACGATACGCAGCTCTTCATGATCTAGTCCGTTATCTTCGCCAATCCATGTCGCAAGCCAGATAGAACCCTTGATGTTGTCTTTGCCTTCAACGTAGTTGGTAAAGGTAACATGGCATGTCTGAGTGAGCGGGTTCACCTCTGCAACTGCGCAAACCTCACCATCTGGCGTGTAAAGGTTGAAACTCGAAGCTGCGTCATCTGGGAAGCGCAGGAAGGTTGGAAGCTCGATGTCGAATGAATCGCCATTATGGAGCTCTTGCCCTGTTGCGTCCCAGTTGATATTCATGTAGAACTTCGAGTGTAATCCTACTGAGTTGACTGGTTGCTTCTCTAAGTTGGTTACCTGGAAGCTTGTGAGCTGGACTGGTACCGTCTGAGCCTGTGCGAGAGCTGGCACAAATACCAGTACCGCAAAGACAGCAACAGCCAGCCATTGAAGAAGTTTCTTCATGGTTAAGCCTTTCTATTAGGTTGTAAAAAATAGGGGATTTATGCGCTCATAACAAAAGCAATACCAACGAGAATGCAGAAAATTAGAATAATGGTGTCTTCAGCACCCATGTGAGTCTCCTTTCTATTAGGTTGTGAAAAATGGGGAATTAAATAAATACTGATTTATTGCAGTAAATCGTGACTTCCCGCAATCATTTCTGCGAGCGTCTCTAGCGTCATTGTGACGTAAGTGTCACCGAAGCTTTTCTCGCCTGTTCCTTTACGCTTATGCACTACCACGCCAAACTCTGCGTCTGCGTTGCCACGCTCAACTTCAGCTTCTTTAAGCCACTTTGGAAGTTCCATGCGTGTGCAGTTCTTGCACTCAACTACGATTGGAAGACCACGGAAGAACACTCCCGCGATGTCTCCTCTGTCGTGTATGCCCGCCGTGGTTCTGCGCTCAATGCCAGCTCCAAGACGTGAGCTAAGGTACTCTGCGACTTGACGCTCAAAGGCTGTGCCTTTCTGTTTTTGTTTGCTCATAGCAACCTCTTAAGAGCTTCTTCAACAGCGTTAAATGAGTAAGTAATAATTGCGTTATTAGACAACGTGACAACATCTAACCCGCAGGAAATAGCTACCTCTTTCTCGAGCCTTGCTCCTTTTGATTCGTAAGCATTTGGCAGTATGACAATAGTGTCACACTTAACAAGTTCAGTGATGCAACGCTTCATTGCGGACTTATAGTCAACATTATCCGGAATGCGTGCTGCAGGATTATAGACCTCTGAAGCGTCCCCAAGAGTAATGAGCGTGTAAGCAAACCCAAACAAGCCTTTGTAATTAGCATTGCCTGTAATTTGTCCTGATAGATAAACCTTCTTCCCTTTGATTTTGTTGCCAAGGTCTTCACCACTGCTCAAGTACGCAAGTTGTGCATACTCTTTGATAATGCGAAGCATTTTCTCTGTGCTATTCATCACGCACCACCCTTGCGCCACAGTTGGGGCAATATAAGTCATCGTCGTATAGGTCAGCTCCACACCCGGAACAGACGATGTTGTTGCCAGCTTCAATCGGCTTGCATGTAGGATCTATGAGGTCGGCTAGACGGCTGAAAAAGTCTGAATATTTACAGCTATCATATGTACCAATAATGATATCTACCTTCTCAAACGCTTCATCAGCGCTATCACACCAATTACCGGCATTCTTTCCAGCTTTACGTAGCAATTTAGCTACTTCTTGACGGTTAATCATTGACATCACCTTTCAACATATTGATTAGCCTATCAAGTTCAGCAAGACATTCATCCATAGACGAGATAGCACGTTTACAAGCTTTGGACTCGGCTTCATTGAGCGCATAAAGTTCGTCAAACGTATCTTCAATCTCTTGACTAGTTAGCATCTTTATCAGCTCCGTTAACCTTAATACCTGTGCAAATGAAGAATCTTTCTGCGTCAAAATATGGCATTGAGGTAATCGCTGCCTTGCTCTCGTCGCTTAGGCTCTCCCACCACGCTTGACGATCGGCTTTCTCTAAGTACAAAAACCCGCCGGTAACTTCATGTTCTGGATGCGCTGCCTTCTCGTCGTCTGTCATATACTTGCTATATTTCCAGGTAAGACAGTCTGACGGTATACGACAGAGCAAGCTATAAGCTCTTGAGTTGCGGAAATCGCTAAAAGTGATGTCTGTTTGGTGGTCAAAGAGACGAACTGTAGGTTCGGTTGTATTACAGTAGCCAGAGTTACAGTCGCCAGAGTTC